GACGAACAAACTCCAGCAGATGGCGTCAGGATTTGTCTACGATAACAAGACGATAGCGTCAGAGGAAAAGGGAAAGTTCACTATGAAACAGAAGGTAATCTGGTTCTCGTCGCACAAGTTTGAACTGATCGAAGAGATCCTGAACGAGAACCAACGCGACAACACGATCATCGTCTACAACTACAAGGAAGAACTGGCCGAGTTGCTGCGCCGGTATCCCCACGCCCGCACCATCGACGACTTCAACGCCATCCAGCGGTGGAACGCGGGCGAGATCGAGCTGCTACTGATCCACCCCAAGTCTGCCGGGCACGGCCTGAACCTTCAGTTTGGCGGCAGCAAGATCATCTTCTTGTCCATGCCCTGGTCGCTGGAGCTGTTCGAGCAGACGGTGGGACGCCTGCACCGGGGCGGCCAGACCAAGGATGTCTGGTGTTATCTGCTGATCTGTAATAAAACTATAGACGAACGGATTTGGATCGCGCTTCAGGACAAGCGCGCGATCTCTGACATAGCACTTGAGGAACTGACAGCATGAACTGGCGCGAGATCAATAAGGCGTTACCCGATATGGACGAGGACACCGTTCGCCGTCTGCTGGATGATGAACGCAATGGCGAGCAGCGCCAGTCAGTGCTGATTCGCCTGCATCAACGCTACACGATGTTGCGAGCTACGCGTGAGCGCGCAGAGATCCTTGGCGGCGCGGCGCTTCCAGAAGTAATGGCGCTCACTTAGGCCATGTCGGAGGCTTTGGCTTTGACCTCGGCCACGCGGCGGCTCCAGCCCTTGCCAAACGTGTCAAAGGTGGTCAGCCGCTTAAGGAAGGCAAGCCGCATGTCGCAGAGAGCATCAATGGTCTGCGCGGGATCGCAAGCCGCGATAGCTTCTAATGATTTGGGGCCAATTACGCCGTCTGCAAAGACACCTGCAATTTCTTGAAGATATTTTGCGGCGCGGCGGGTTCCAGAATTTACGGCCAAATCATACGTCGCGTAGTCCACGCCCGCCGGAAGCTGGTCGCCTTTGATCTTGTCCCAGTACATGGCCTTGTAGAATGGCTTCACGGCGTCAGGCGTCAGGCCGCGCATCTCAATCTCGGTGACATCGCGGTTGAGATACGCCTCCCAATTTTTCCGCGTGACCCCAAGATTGGTCATGCCGCCGGGGTCTTTTGGATGGTCAACAAATCCGCCCTCGTCAGCAATGACGAGCGCAAAGCATTTGTCAAAGTTGTCTTTCACCGGGCGACGCCTTTGATCTTTTCGAATGTGCGAAGGCCGCCCATGCCGAGCATGGCGAAGACAAGCTGCCAAAGCATGTCGTCAAGCTTAGGCGGCGCAGCCAGATGAATGCCCATCGTAAGCGTGATCCACATGATGAGAGGGGCCAGCACGTACTGGTAGGCCAACGCCAGGCCGCACGTCCATCCGATAAACGGACGCCAGCCAGACACGAAGACGTTTGCGTTGGCGGCTTCGACGGCGTTCACATCAGTCTGGGCCTTGTCCCAAGCCTGAAGGCTCGACCGCAGTTCGCTTTCAGCTTTGGCCTTGGCTTCTGGGTCAGGCACAAACTTGTCGAGAACTTTTAAGCCCGCCGCAATGGCGTCGTCAATTCCAAAGCTCATTTGTCGGCCTTTCCGTCAAGTTTGTCGTAGATGCGTTGAAACATGTTTTCGATATGATCCATGCGCTTGTCCATGTCGAGCTTGCTGACATAGGACTTAGGCAGGTCTATCTCTAGATCGTGAAGGTCTGATCTCAACTCTTTGACCGCGCCCCACAGTTCGCGCGCAAACCAACCGCCCGCGCCAATCGCGGCGACGCTGATCATGTTCAGGATGTTCTGCGTATCCATTACAGACCTACTGGTTAGTGTCGTTATACATCATAGCGCCGGGCAAAAGAAAATTACGGACAGCGGACGGAGATATGCCTTGTGGGGCCAAAGCGTTACCTACGTTACGCGCGCGTATGCCTTCCGCAAATTTGTTGGCAATAGGCATCGCTTGCGCCGCTCTTGCGCTTTCCGCTGCTTTACCGATGGCTCCTGGGGCCGCAAAAAATAACGACCCAAATGGCCCGGTTGCGGCGGTTCCTACGGTTCCGGCTAGTGCGGACACAAGATTTCCAAACATGCTAGTGCGGCTAAAACCGGGCATTAAATTTTCTAGAGTTTGAAGTGATTTAGACCCGATATTTCCGTCTGCTATGTCCTTGATAACTTTCTGTTCTGCGGGGGTGTACTGCGCCAAACGATCTTCATTTTTAGCAAGCGAAGAAAATTGCGTGCGAAGCGCCTTGATTGGGTTATCAATTGTGGATGCGTCGGCTCTATGGATAAGCGTCTCAATTTCGGAGCTTTTCGCCACTGTACGAAATTTGTCACGCGCGCTGACAAGCGCGTCTTTGACTGTGTCAGGCGCGGCAGCAGGAAGCAATGGGTCTTTGGGGACTACGTTTGACGGATTTATGTCCTTAAGCGCGTCGTCAAGACTGCGCGATATAGTTGATAAAACTTTTTGTTCGCCACCAGAAGCTTCATACGCTAGATCGCGTGCTTTCCCACGCAGTGCGTCAAGCTGCGTAAGCGATTGCGGCGTTTGCGCGCGGGTTTCCAAAACTTGGAGAAAATTTCGCGCCGTTGGGTCAAGCTCTTCGACATATCGCGATTTCTCCAGAGATTTCTTAACGTCGGCAATGGTTGACCGAAGCACGTCCGGATGAATTGCTAAATTGGAGTTATCCATCACGGCGTAATCAGCTTCCGCCGCCGCCCGCAACGCATTTGTAGTTGGCGTCGCCGCTTCCGCAGGACGAAGCGCATTTTTGGCGACGTTTACCGCGCCGGAAATTGTAGGCGACAACGGGTCTATGACCGTGCTTGCACCTTGCGCCAACTTTGCAATCTTAGGTAATTCCGCAGCTTTTGCCGCCGCCGCTACCTTTGATAGGCCACCTGCTACAGGCCCCGCAAACACACCACCTAACGCCCGCCCGCCCGCCTCCGAAGGTGACGCTGCGGGGCCAAACATGTAGTCGGCGATGTCTTGCGAAGTTGGAAAGAACGGTTCTTTACGAACAAGACCTTCCACGTCGCCTATGAGGCCGGGCATTGCCGTGACAGCGCCTATTGGCACCCCAACCGCAACGTCGCGCCATTGCTGACCTACTTCCGCCAGCGTTGGGATTTGCACTTCAGCTTCCGGCTGGTTTTTAAGCACACCCTTGCGGCGCGCGCGCTCGGACGTTGACCGCGCGGAAGGCATACCTTCGCCTGTCGCTGATGCGTCAAGCGTAAAGCCAGCAGGCAGTTCTCCCGCCGCAGATGCGGCAGGCGGCGCGTCAAGCGTAAAACCGGGAGGAAGGGTCGATGCCATTATTGTGGTGTCCATTGCCCGTTGCGGAAGACAAGTTTTGCGCCATTAGGGCCAGTTGCTGTTTGGCCTTCTGTATACTTGGTTTCCTTTGACGCTGCCGTCGCAAGCGCACCGGCAGGCGGTACGCTAGCCGTCTTCTTATCTTCAGCCGCCGGGCTAATTTGCATTGGTTCCCCGCTGGCGGCACTTTCAAGCATACTTTTCAAATCTCTCAAAGTTGCCAAACGAGAATTGGCGGGCACTAATGGATCGGCAATTCGACCAACCATTTTTTCCACGACTCTACGGTCTTCGTTAGAGAAACCAGCGCCAAGTTTACCGTTTACAAAATCCAAAAGAATCTTGGATTGGAACGTCTCTAAGCGGTTAATGTTTGTCATGCCCGGCGTCGCCGTACCAAAAGCGCCGCGCGCCAACGCCCCGCCAGTTTCCAGCAAGCCAGACGTAGATTTTTTAACGATATTCTCAAGTTCAGGATCGGCCACAAGTTTAAGAACTTGCGCGGCGTTTTGTTTTTTGCTGGCTTCTTCTTGTGTCGTTTTAACACTTGACTGCGCTATTTCGCGTGCGGTTGTTTCAGCACCTACTTGTTCCGCTTTGCGGGCCTCCGCCGCAGCTAAAATTTGCTCGACAGTTTGCGGCGCGGCGGGCGACATACCTGCGGCGGCAGGCGGCGTCGCAGCCGCCGTTTGCGCGGGCATGGCGGCATTAGCACCCGGTGCCCCCGTCTCCGACATCTGGATCTGACCAGTTCGTTTATTGCGAATGGCAGGACGACCGCCGATGGTAACGGCCTCTAAATCCTGCGCGCTGGTTCCGGTTTGAACGATGTTACGCACATTTTCGGGCGTAAATTCGCGCGACGCAATTGCAGGAAGATCGGGGTACACGCTGGCAAGTTTATCGTAGAGTTTAAAATATTGATCCGGGGTCTGCGCGGTCGCAAAAGCGGGCGCAAAAAGAGCCGCAGTGCCCTGCATAAGATCAAGCTTGGCTTTATCATCCAAACGCTTTGCCGTTGAAGCTTCAGCAGTCATTTTGGATGTTAAACCGTTAAATTTTGCAATGGCCTCGTATGCGTCGGGATTGGTGCGGCGCAATCTAGTAAGCGCATCAGGATCTGTCAGGCTATCATTTCCGCTAATGAAATCGCGCGCGGCGGCTCCCGCCTGAAGAGTCCTTTTTGTCTCTGCCAGTTTAAGCCGCGATTCTTCAAGCGCGGTTTGCGCGGCTTGCGTACTTACGCCAATAGAGCCCATCGACGCGGCATGGCGTTGAAGCGCCAACGCGGGTTCGTAATTGCCTGATGCAATAAGACCCTTAATGACATCGGGCGTTGCTTTGCCGCCTGAACGGCTAAGGATAGCGTTTAGTGCGTTTTCTTTGTCAAGTTCTGCCGCCCGCTGTTGCATAAGCATGTTGGATGTCTGCATTTTTTGCATGTGTTCAGCCACGCCCAACATGTTGGGGGCTTGAAACTGCTGAAGCTGCGGAAGCGTGGTGTTATATTCGACCATTGTCGTCAGCCCCTACTGTCCTTTGAAGTAACTGTTAATTTGCCCGTAGTCCGCCGAAGTCATAGGACTACCGCCGCTGTACGGGTTCATTCCGCCAAAACGGTTCAGGTACTGATTTTGCGTGTACGCGCTCATGCCTTGGCTAAGCGCGTTGTTGACCGCGTTTGCTTGGTTCAGGTAGCCAGACGCCTGCGCGTTGCCACCCGCGACCGCAGCCTGTCCCAGACCTTGGCCCAGATTACCAGCTGCGCCTGTCAGCTGATTGGTGCTGGATTGTCCAGCGCCCATCAAACTTTGCAGCGGGTTCAACTGATTGCTGCGGTTGGTCTGATAACGGTTGAAGGCGTTGGTGTATTCCTGCGACCCAGCTTGCTGGCCGTAGTTCGTTGCGGCTTTGAGCGCCGCCCCAGAAATCATGCCGCCGCGCGCCGCAGCCTGCGCGTTCAACCCCTTCATACCTTCGCTCAACCGAAAGGCGTAACCAGGATCTGCCGTAAAATCTTCCATACCAAAATCGCGCGCGTACTTGCCGTAGCCGGGCGCAGTCTTGTCGCCGCCCAGCCCCAGCAACGTCATAAGCTGGTTTTGGCTGGTAAGCCCTGCTTCGCGGAACGGCGCTTGCAGTTCAACTTGCTTGTCAAACATTGCCCGCTGCGCGGCGGCGCTTTGCTGCGCTGCATTTTCCTGAGCGTTTGCAGCTTGGCTAGATCCATATAGACTTGCGCCTGCGCCTAGAACGCTAGCACCCAAAATGGCAGTTTCAATACCCATATCAGTTGCCCCTCACCAGCGCGCCGTCTTCGCGAACCTTGAACCCAAGGCGGTCGAAGATACCATACATATGCTCATGCCCTGGCATGATCCGCGTGTAGGCGTTCTCATGCGCGAACAGTTCCGCCAGTACCCCTCGCGTTGCCCACCGCCGCCGCCACTCAGGCAGAACAGACACATGAACTTCGCCGTCTTTGAAGTACGCCGCCCCTACACAGGTATCGTTGCGGACTATAGCCTTAACGTCCCAACTTTGCAAAATGTTTGCGTAATCCTCGTATGCAACTGGTTGAGACCAATCCGTAGCGCGAAATCCAACCTCCAGCGCCAGATCCCGGTCATCAACCAACCGCGTTGCCATACGCCACCTTACTCGTACAGGATGTTGACGCTACCGGCGTCGAACGTGTCGGTGCCGTTGACGGTGGTAAGGCGAACGCGGTCAAGGGTGCCAGCAAGAGATGGGGTTGCGCCGCCACAAAAATGTGTACCACTATTAGACACAAGAGATGTGGTTCCAGATGAAATCCATGTGTTGCTACCAAATAGACAAAGCGTAATATTGCCGCTGTACACGCTTGCCGCCGTTAAACTTGATGTAACCAAAATACCAGCCGTAGATGTTGCAGAAACTACTATACTAGTTACGACTGACGCCGACGACGAATATCCGCTTGTTGTTACGCTACCAGATCCTATTTGAATAAGAATATTGCTTGTGCCGTTGGTGCTAATACCGCTTAACATGATCGTGATGCGCTTTACCCAAGACGGAATGCTTGTAAAATCCACAGACGTTCCGCTTGTTGTCGCGACGGCGGTCCCCTGCGTAATTTTTTGCGTCGGCGTAAACGTTGATCCATCAGTTGAAAATGGCACTTGTCCAATAGCGGTAGCTAAACCGGTGGACGGCGCGGCGCTAGTCCAAGTTGTGCCATTAGATGTCAACACATTTTTGTTTGTGCTAGGCGCGATTGTTTGGAACGCCGCCGTATTGTTACCCAGCAAAACGGAATTGGCGGCAAAAGTTGCCGCGCCAGACCCACCGTTAGCCACGCCCAAAGGTGATGTTAGACTGACAATGTTGCCGTTTGTGATTGAACCGCCGTAAACGATATTGTTGATAAGCTGGAACGCGGCTCCATCGTATTCAACCAGCATCATTTTGCCAGCCTGAATGTCTCCCGCAGACAACGCCACGGAACCATTCTTGGTGATGCTTGTAGCGGTCAAACTGTCGATGCTAAGTGTTGCCGCGCCAGTGTTGGTGTTGGCGGCGATGAAACTGTAGATTGCACCGGTTGCGTAGGCCGTCAGCGTGGGCGTAGCTGTAGCGGTGATAGAGTTTGTGCCCGCGATTGAACTGAGTTGGCTGTTGATGCCAAACGGATCATTGATGGACGGAATGCCGTCGTAGGTGCCGATAAGTTGGTTCGTTGAATTGTACAAGACAAACTTTAGCAAGACGCCTGTAGCTTGCCAGATTTCGTTTGGAGTACGACCACCTGCGTTTAGAATAATTGGGTTGGTGTTAGCTACCGTCCCGGCGCTGGTCGTGTAGGTTGCCAGTAGCGTGGTGGTGCCCGCCGCGTAACTGTACAGTTTGCCGCCAGCCAACGGGGTGCCGTTGTCATCAAAAAACTGAGCGCCTGCGCCAGCAAAAGCCGAAAGGTTGTAGGTTGTCATTGTCCGATCCTATAGTATCTGCGCCACAGTCAAAACTGTACCTGGCGCTGCGGGATATGCTGGGGAAGTGCTGGCGGCGTAGGTTGCAATCTGAGCATAACCTAGCTTGGACAGTCCGTACAGTTCGAAATATTCGCCAGCGGCAAACGCGTAGGTGAAGTTTACGGCCATCAAAACGCTACCTGCTACGCCCGCGTGCTGGGATGGAACCGTCGCGCGTCTAGCGGTGGCGGCAACATCCGCGCCGTTGACGCGAAGCCAGACGGTCATATCGTCGTCATTGGACGCATCATTGTTGGTTAATTGGAGCGAAGCATTGATGATGTACCGGCCCGCCTCCACGACAGTGACGCGCGACGACGCCAACGTAAACCCATGCGTGGCGTAGGTAAGCCCTACCGGCACAATGGTGGGCGTGTCCGCCGCCCAAGCCGTGCTAGTGGTGTCGTAGAACGCGGCGTTGGTCACTGCTGCCGCAGCGACGTTGTACAGGTATTCAAAGTACCGAAACCATTCGCGTGAGGGCGTCCGGTTGTCGTCTTCCGTAATGAAAACGCGCGAGCCAGGGATGCGGGTTTCGTTAAGCATTGGTGGCGCTCGCAATCAGCTTTGCGCCCATGATGTAGACCGGCACCGGGTCTGTCCCAGAGATCTCGTACACCCGGTCGCGGATCTTCTGGGTCATGCCAAGCCTGCGCCACAGAACGCGCTTGCCGTACTCGCCAATCATACCCATAGGCCGCCAATGTTCGTTAGACCAAGTATGGCCGCCGTCATCAGACCAACGCAGCATAATTTGAGGGTCTGTCCCCTGCACAATCACTGCGGTTGTTGTCTCTTCGGACTCCCCACTGATAGCATCTGCGGACACCGCGTTTGACGATATGCTGCTAAGATACGTAGTTACCGCAGGCGTTCCGCCGTCCAAACCCACGCCTGACTCGCAATCAAGTTGCAGGCTGTGCTGGGCGGTGCGCGTCAGATTGTTGGTGTTGGGGGGCAACGCCCGCCACGAACGCAGCCATTTTTGGGTACGTCCGCCATCCGCAAACAGCGTCAGATCGTATGTGTAGATCTCGCCAGATTGGTAATCGCCTAAAGTGATGGCGTTGTTGAAGAACGTCTGACACGCTGCGCGTTGGCGGGTAAAATCGCCGTTGGCATATCCGGCACGTTCGTGCCACGCATTTGTAGCTACATCGTACACCCACGTTGCGTTGGCGGACGGGAAAGATAGGACGTAGAAAGCGTGGCCGTCTTGCTGGTATGTATACGCTGTTGCGTCGCTGATGTTCGGATATTGCTGGATCTGCCACTCGACAGCGTGGGTGCTGACGCGGACGCCGCTGTAACCTTTGGCACGGTAAACAATGCCTTTGCCGCGTGTGTCTGCACCCAACCAAAAAACTGAGTTGTCGAGCTTGGCGACGGAGTACGTAGCGGCGCACCCGGTCTCCATGAACGCGCCTTGAATGCGCTGGAGGGGAAACCCCGCATTGCCCGCGTTGTACCAGACCTCAACCGTATTAACACCAAATAGCCAAGCTTCAGAGTGATCCGCAATGGAGGACACCAGATTGTCAGGCGAACCTTCCGCGCTGGCAAAGTCCAACGGGTCAATCGACGTACCGTCGAGAATGGCCGTGGACCACACAAGTTGGCTGTTTGGCTCTATGTAGATGAAATACCCATCCAGATATGAGACCGTCACCGCGCCCGTGAAATCGGGATCGGTGATTTGACCAAAAGCGTTTGTGGTGTTGTTGAAAATATAGCTGGGGCCATTGCAAGCTACAAAGAGCTGGATGCCGTTGTCTGCCATCGACACGGGGCCGTCGTTGGCGACCGTACCCAACATAATCGCACGGTAACTGGTATCGACTTGGTACAGGCTATTGCCTGAGACAACGTACATGTAGTTGCCGTAGGAATGCAGCCCACGAATCGGCCCTGTACCGATAGTAGCAAGCGTCCGCAACCCAGGCGCACGTTGAAGAAATGCGGAGGTTTTGCCGCCAGAATCCTCCGGCAGTACTTCGGGGAACATGTTGATCATGCGGCTGTCCGCAGCGTTGACGCTGCGGGCCGTATACGCGGAGCCAAGGATGGGCGTCTGCATCAGAAGTTTCCGGCGAAGATGTTAAACCGCTGGCGGGTGCTGACGATAGCGTAGGGGATCGACATGATGTCGTCAGGATTGTTGATCCGCTTGAGATTGCGTTTGGAATACATTGCGATGCGATTAACCGTAGGTGGCGGTTCAATGCCAAACTCAGGGGCAATTTCGCAAGCCAAGTTGTACCGAAACGCTCGCAGGTAGCCGGGCGGAAAATACAATTCCGTCGCCAATGTTGCGGGTTGCGTCAACTGCGCCGCCGATATGAAGTGCCACTCCAACACCTTGGTAGGAACCGGGTAGATGTGCATGTCGACGTTGGGGAAATTGGTATTGATCCACATTACCTGTGGAAAAGTGCTGGTCACAGTTTTGACCGCAATGCCGTCGTACTGCTGCTGGTTGATTATCTTGATGCCATACGAGATGCCGGTGGAGGCATCTACAAAATACGTTGCGTCGTCCATCAGAACCGGGCGGTCGCCAACAAAGTCGCCGGAAGGGCCAAGAGTTTGGCTAATAAGGCCAGGCAGCCATGAAAACACTTGCTCTTGCGTCGTGAACGTCGCAAGTTTTTCCGTACCCCAAGAATCAATCATTTGATTGAGTGCGGACAGCGCGTCTTGTGACGTACCAGCGGATGGCGTTTCACCTTCGGCTAAAACGCCAAGAAGGCGAAGGGCTCCGTTAATCTGATCCCCGGCTGTCGTCATGGTTTGTCAATCCCTCATTCAGCGGCTTGCGACCGCGTCGCCGGGGCGCAAGTTTGTTTACCGGCTCTGATGCGTCAGAGAACGGGGCTTCGCCAAGAGTATAGCGGCTCCAGCCATTCGTTTCATCATAAATCGCTTCGGCTTCCATAGTGGCGACTTTGGTGCCGTGAACTGGGTGGCGCATGTAAATCATGAATGTACCTGTTGGAAAAACGCCCCGCCTTGCGACGGGGCGTCAAAGGGTTAGTCAACGCGGTACAGGGTCCACGTCAAATCGCCGGTCTTACGGGCGAGGAAACGAGCGGACACGTTAGCCGCAATCGCCAACGAACCAACCGTAGACCAGCCAGTTCCGCCCACAACGGACACCGTGTTGGTGCCGCCGATGTTGATGATGACAACATCAAAACAGCTGTTGTCCTTGGCGCTGGTAACCAGAGCCTCAGTGAGAGCCGTCGTGGGGAGCGTCAGGTTAGCGACAGCGCCCGTGTAGGTGATGATGCCGGAAGTAAGTTCCGCAGCGGTAAGAGTAGCCGCAGCGGTCTTTGCAACGGGGGTAGACTGAACGCCAAGCGTGACTTCAGTAAGGTTACCGTCGCCGAGCTGGTAACCACCAGCGCCATTCGGAAGAGCCATGATATTCTCCTAAACAGTTGAAAGGGAGATCTGGGGCCGCAGCCCCAGAAAGAAGTGGTTAACCCCACATACGCACGGCCATAGGCGCGCGGATAACGGAGTAGCCGTAAAGAACGTCAATACGGCAAGGCATACGGTCGTTGTTGATGTCGTACTGGCGAACAATACGCATCGAGATGCCGTTGTGAACCTGACGAGAAGCCATGTCCACGCCCTGCGGCATGAGCAGATCGGCGGTGCCGAGCGTGATGGCGTTCTTGTTGTAGATAAGGTTCTGCGGATACGCGGTAGACGCCGCACCAAGGAAGGTGACCGCAGCGTTGTCCGCCGGGAACGCGTCCACGGTCGCCAGCGCCTGAGAGGCGGTGAAGATCGGGGGCGAGATCGCCACGTCCGTCCAAGCGCCGCTGGAAGCAGTGGCGGTGGCGGTGACAACGAACTGCTGCAAGCTGCCGGTGGTCTGACGGGTCTGCGGGTTGACCGAGTACACGCCAGCAATGGTGAACACGTCGCCAGCCCGAATCGTAGCGGAAGCGGTGCCGCCATCAAGGCTGATGGTGGATGCGCCCTGCGTCGTAACAGCGCCGTTGACGAGGATCGTGTCCGTGGTGGAGCGCGAGCCGGTCGTGTGCTGGACGATAGACTGAGACATGTTGATTTCGTCATAACCAAGAACCCCCTCGCCCATCATGCCGGTCTTGAACTGACGGCTGATCGTGCTAACGGGGTTAAAAAAGCCCTTCATGCCCTCGACCAGACCGGCGTTGGCAGCGGGGTTCACAGTGGCGTAACGCTGGTCCATAGGGACGGCGTACTCGTTCAGCTTCTGCTGGGCCTGAAGCAGGACAAGCGAAGTAGCCGGGGTCGTGCCGGGGGTGCCAACCGAGCTGTAGATGTTCTGGTAGGCGTTCGCCACGTCCGCGTCCACGCTGGCAGCAAGCTGGCTGACGCGGGGCTTCAGAACGCGCTCTGCGAAGTCATCCAACTGCATGGTGAGTTCGGCAGAGGTAAAGTTCACGCCAATGTGCTTCTGGGTAGAAACAGTCAGGGTCGTGAACTGCTCGTTATCGTCCTGAACCTGAAGCGCAGCACCGTTGGTAACGAGAGCGCGGTCGGGCAGGCGGATACGCAGCGTGGAGCCAATCTTCGCGCCTTCGACGGCGAAGCTGTCATCGTACTGGCGGTTCACGTTGCGCGAAAGCACCAGGTTGTTTTCAAGGATCTCCAGAGCCTTCCTGGTGATCATGTCGATTGTAAGAATGCTGTTAGCCATTGGTCAGCCTTTCAGGCGTAGAGGGTTAGCGGAATTTCGAGGCTTCCAGCTTCTTTACCTGTCGCGCCCGCTCTGCGGCAATCCATTCTGACGTAGTCATCGTTTTGATCGACCGTGGGTCAGTGGTGTCGAAAGCGGGAGCGCCACTGCTACGGGCAGTGACAGGCGAAATAGGCGTGGGCGCACTCGAAGATTTCTTGACCGGCGGGTTTGAAACCAAGGTGGCTTCAATTTTACCGATCTCCTTGGCCTGCAAGATGGGCGACAAACGAGAAATGCGGTCTGCTTCTTTGGGGTTGGACCCTAGGTAATACGCTACGTCAGGACCAACATCAGAGGTCTGGATCGTCTCGGCCATCACGGTCGTGATGCGAAGGTTGGGGTTGTACGCGACCTGTTCAAAGTCATCGTATTTGCCCCGCGCGTCCTCTTCGCGGTCGTGGTAAGCTTCTACGTATTCAGACCGCTGCTTTTGAACTTCCCGTTCCCGCAACATCTGTTCGGCGTATGCTTTCGCATAGGTTTCAACCGAATCAAACTGGTCGGGCGGCGGTAATTCAGAAAGCGCCGCAGGAGCAGACGCCTTTTGGGCTTGCTCCCGTTCCCATTTACGCTGCTCTCTTGCGAGGCGCTTACCGACTATGGCGTCCAATTCTTCTTGGGTAAAAGATTTGGGCGTTTCAGTCGTTTGATCTTCCGGCCTTGTATCATCAGCAACTGGAGCCGCCGTAGCTTCCTGTTCTGGCATGGACACCGGGGTGTCCACTGGGGCAAGCGTGTTGTCGTCGTTCATGGGTTACTCCGAGGAGTGCCTGGCTACCGGCCAGTCGGTTAAACAGAAAGGCCAGCCACTTTCTCTTGGAAAGCCTTCACACGGGCCTCAAGGGCCTGCGTAGCGGATGTCAGGTCAGCAGCACGGGCGTCAAGAGACGCCGCCGTAGCAGCCTGACGAAGTTCGGTAGCGTTGCAAGAAGCTTCTTGCCGAGACAGAAGATCTGCGCGGGCGGCAAGCGCCGCGTCGTTGTCCGCCTTGGCGGCGTCAAACGCCGCTCGGTCAGCTTTCAGCTGGGCCTGATCCTGCTTCAACGCCGCTTTGGCTTCCTTAGCCCCGGCAACCAGTTCGGCGGCAGCAATTTTGGCTGCGGCAAGTTCATCAGCAGCTTTGGCGCGATCCGCAACAGCGTCTTGGGCCGCAGACAACGCGCCCTGACGAATAGCCAGTTCGTCCCGCAACGCGGCCATCGTAGCCAAGTTCTTGGGAAGCTGGTTGGTAAAGTAGTCCATGTAGTCCATTGGGGCGCTATCCTGTGAGACGTTCATGGGCCACCTTTAGGCGTAATAGCTGATGTTGAGCTTGGCTCCCGCCACCTGCTCAATGAACCGGATCATGGTAAGATCGCCGTCGTACTGAAGCGTAACACCTACGGCGAGCGGCATACCCACAGACGTTGTAGGAACGATATTGTCGTCGCGCCAACGGACAGCCTGACCTTCGGGGGTAATGAGGGCGATTACAGGACGGCAATTCAAACCGTTGAGATCCACGGCAGGCACCGTCAGCGCCGTGGAAGAGCTGAGCGAGGTGATCTGCTGATAGCCTAACCTGGTAGTAATGGCTTTCAGGTTAATCGACATCATATTCTCCTAGATTCCGTGAAGGACCGAATTTCTATGAAGTACTGCGTCGGTCCCGTAACCGGCGGGGTGAAGGGGGTATACGTGATGTCTACTGCCTGCCCGGTTAGCGAGTATAGACCGTTTTGCGGGGAAAGCAAGAAGCCCCGCGTAATGGTTACACTACGACCCGTCAGTGCGTATGATCCGTTTTGCGGGAGGAGCGAAAAGCCCCGCGTGATGGTTACGCTTTGCCCCGTAAGCGCGTAAAACCCATTGTTGGCCGTTATAGAATACGCAACACTGGTAGATGGCGTATAAGTTATGACGATCAGGCCGTCACCACCGGAGCCGCCAGAAATACCGACTGTAGCTCGTATAGCTCCGCCGCCGCCGCCACCGCCGTAAACACTAGATCCGCCTGATCCGAAACTTGCCGTGCTGGCCCCGCCGCCGCCGCCTGCGCCGCCGCCGCCACCAATAGTCTTCAAAATATCTATGCCAATGCCGCCACTAGCGCCGGTTTCTTGAGGGTTTGCAATGCCGCCACCGCCACCGCCGCCGCCTCCGTTACGCCCGGCAACGGGCGGAGCTGACGTTCCGCCGCCAAATCCTTGAGAATTATTACCGCCTGTAGCCCCAGAACCGTTACTTCCGCCACCATTACCACCACCGCCGCCACCACGGGCACTAGCATTTGTCGCGTTATTCGTTCCATTGCCCCCCACAGCGCCGTTGCCATTGGGGCCGCCAGCTCCACCACCACCACCACCGCCGCTTGTGGATGTCGCAGTGTTGGCTGCGGCAGAACCCCCATTGCCGCCGTTGAAAGTTGCCCCGGTTCCGCCTGCTCCAACGGAGACAGCTCCGTTAATAGTCATTGATGCGCCGCCGCCGCCGCCCGCAGAATATGTGCCGCCAGCGGGGTTGGGGATAGTCGTATCCGTTCCTGAACCCGCAGTGGTTGTACCACTAGCAGCTACTATTCCCGTAGACCCAGCGCCGCCTGTGCCAACTTGAATTGATGAGATGGTGAATGACGCGCCCACGCTGTAATTTGAAATTGCGGTGTATCCGCCGCCACCGCCGCCATACCCGCCCCTGCGGCTTGCCGTTGTGGTATAATATGTGCCCCCACTTCCACCACCACCCGCGCCAACAAGGTAGATGGCGTTGTTAGCCGGGTTCCAGTCGGCTGGCGTTGTCCAAGATGTTACTGCGGTATTTGAAATGTAGTACACAACTTGCGGATAAGTGACAAACGCCGCCCCGCTTACGCGCCCATTGTTGGTTGAGTTGCCGCCCACATACCATGTGTAGGGTGTAGACCCATTAGATGTTGCTGTGTCGGGCGTAAATATAAGATCGCGCAGGGCCATGTAGTCGCCGCGCGGCGTGCCGGTGCCGGTGTAATTGATCGTTGCACTCGTGCCAGATGTGCCACTAGTCAGCGTCAATGTAGCGGTGGCACTGCCCGTTATGGGAGGATTAGCAGTAATAGTAGTCGTAGTGCTGGCAGGAAGAGTGATCGTGGACGTGGCCGTTGCCGCAAGGCCCACAAAAGTGTTTGCGCCTGTGACGGTTAGCGTCATGCCTGAAAAAGCAGTTTTCACAATACAGTTAAATGTAGAACCACCACCCGCAAAGGTTCTAGCTGCGGAGGTTGGAGAAAAAGTTATGTCTCCAATGCCGGTTCCTGCGGTAGTTGTAAACCCAGATGGAGCTGCGTTGTTGAAGGTAGGGACGTTTCCTCCCGTTATAAGAATTGATCCACCATTGAATGTTATATTTTTTGTTCCCGCCGCCGTAGTAAAAGCCTGCGGGCACGTTACAGTTTTACCATTTAAGTCCACTGTACCATTGGTAAGAGTGAACTGACCAAAATTAGAACTTGTTCCGGTTAACGTAAGCGCATCTTGAAGCACCCAAGTACTTCCTGACCCGTTAAAATTGATATTACAGTAAATTCCAAATCCACCAAAAGTGAGAGTTTTGGAGCCTGTCCCCGCGAACGTAATGGTAAAGTTGCTAGAAGCAGGATAAGACACGGTAGCCGGAGAAACTATAGTGACGCTGCCATGAATTGCCCAAGAGCCGGATGTTGCGGTAAACGAAATATCACCATCAGTTATAGATATATTGGCGCAAGAAATAACGCTTGCGCCGATTGATACTGTGTAACTACCCGGCCTATCAAAAAAAACATTGTCCGCAGAAGTGGGGACGGTTGTGTTGGCGGGGCCTCCAGAGGAAAGCGACCAGTTGGTCGCAATGTTCCAGCTTGTGTTGGCCGCACCCCTATAATATTTATCAGTCATCGTTACACCGCCGGGTCAGCGGGGGTTTCTTCAACCAGCTCTTCAACCGGTGGCGCGGTGACAATGGCGTACCAGTTGTCGTAGCGGGCCTGCTTCATGGCCTGAATTTCTTCTGGCGTGAAGGAGTCGTAATCGCTCACGCGCATCACCAACGCGTCCTTCAGGACATAGGGCTCCGTGCCAATCTCAAATTCATCGGCCACTAACCCGCTTTCCAGAACCTTGATAGCCATTACGGCACCTCCGTCAAAACCCAAGTTACTGTAATTTCGTCCCAAACATACCTTTGGTTGTCAGTCGGGCGTGGCGTAGGTGCTTCCCATTGGCATGTTGCGGCGTTTAACACCCAAGACGCATACGGTTTAGGAGGTATAAACGCATCAAGCATTTCGTTGTAAATAAAACCGATCCCGGCATAATTTTTTCGCATACGCCCATTGTAACTGGTTTGTTTCCAAACACCACCAAACAAATTGTTGCAAAAAGCTATTCCAATAGCTTCGTTTTCATTGCCTTGTTCATCTTTGCAGTCGTTATTTCCTACGACTATTACGCGAACAACAACGTTATTTTCGTCAAGTTTGGCAAAGTGCGCCATTAATTGCCCCCTTAGAAAGTGATGCTTCCGCTGCTAGTCCAGGTATAAATTTTGTTGCCGCCTACATCTGTAAGCGTTGGTGAACCCGTTGTAGATGTTGCGTCTGGGTATGTATTTGGGTAGCTTATAATAACAATACCCGAACCGCCAGCACCAGATGTTCCCGTACCGCGCTCATGCCCGCCGCCGCCGCCGCCAGTATTGGCTGTTCCAGCTACTGCTTGGTTAAACGAACCTGCGCCGCCGCCGCCTGTACCGCCTGCGCCTTGCGTTCCGGCGTATGCTCCACCGCCACCGCCACCAGCATAATAGGTGGCGGTTCCAGAAATAGATGACTGAGACCCAATGCCACCAGATCCGCCATTTGTAGTGCCTGTTCCTCCAACGGCCCCAGCGCCGCCGCCGCCAGCACCGGCAGTAGTTCCACCTGCTGCATTTCCGCCGTTATTACCTTGCCCACTTGTTCCTGAACCGCCAGTTCCGCCGTTGCTGCTGCCGCCGCCGCCAGATCCGCCCGTTGCACCGTTACCAAAACTAAAAGCCGGTGCGGCTCCACCACCGCCGCCTCCCGTAGATGTTATTGTGCCAAATACGCTATCGTTGCCATTTCCACCAATTGACGAGGTTGAAGCGGTTCCACCGGCTCCAACAGTTACGGTAATTGGCGATCCTGCTGTAACTGCGTAGCCAGTTGCAGTGCGATAGCCGCCTGCGCCACCGCCGCCACCACCATAATACCCGCCACCGCCACCGCCACCCGCAACAACAAGATATTCAACAGTGCTTGGGGCAGCACTGACCGCAGCTACAGCAAGAAAAAAATTTTTAGCAGCAAACATTATGGGGTGTATCCTTGCGCTATGCTGCCGTACCAATTGGTGCCATCAGCAATAAAAGTAAGGATGTCCATTTTGCCCGCAGTAGCGGTGATTGTAGGTGCGCCAGCAGTGCCCCATTTGACACCAGTAAATGTTGCCGTACCATTGCCAGTTGCCGCAGCTTGTTTTAACAGTAGCACAAACGATTTGCCCGCAACGTTTGTTGGCATGGTAAACGTGCAAGCCGTTGAAGCAGTCAACGTAGCCGTCTGCACAGTTCCATTAGTCAACGCAATGGTATTGGAAGTAGTAACTGTCCCAATAGCCACCACCGATTCAACGTAATTTGTAACGGTAGGATTGTTGACCGTGGGAGAAGTGCCAAGAACAATGCTACCGGAGCCTGTAACCGCAGCCGCCAAAGCGGTGCCAACGCCAGTACCTAATCCAGTTATGCCCGCAATAGGCAAACCCGTGGCATTGGTAAGCGTACCGCTGGTGGGCGTACCAAGAGCGCCGCCATTGACGACAAAAGCCCCCGCAGATCCGGTGTTGACGCCAAGAGCCGTTACCACGCCAGTGCCGGTAGTGACGGTTGATGGAGCCGCGCCTGCGCCGCCACCTACCATGATGCGCTTGCAGTTAGCACCCCTGGAAGACGCCCAGGTAGAAGAAGACCCAAAATACGGAACGCCGCCAGACGTGCCTGCAACTGTAAGGGCTAACGTGCCCGCTGCGGTAATGGGCGAACCAGAAACCGAAATCAGACCGCCGGTAAACGATTGCGCCACACTCGTGACGGTGCCTGTTCCGGTTACAGTGGTCCATGTAGGTACACCAGCACCTCCAGAAGTAAGCACTTGGCCTGCCGTACCCGTAGCCGAATACGCAAGGGCGGTGCCTGTACCGTAAGGAATAGTTCCTGCGGTAGGCGTTGCCGTGCCGCCAGTGCCGCCATTAGCCGTTGCAAGCGTACCGGCAAGCGTTATGGTGCCGGACGTAGTGATAGGCCCGCCGCTGGTTGTAAGGCCAGTTGTGCCGCCGCTAACATTAACGCTGGTGACGGTGCCAGTGCCCGCAGCCGTGGTCCATGTAGGCGCACCCGCACCAGCAGACGTAAGCACCTGGCCTGCTGTACCGACAGCCGAATAGGCCAGCGTAGCGCCCGTGCCGTAAGGTACGGAGCCTGCTACGGGAGTGCTGCTGGGGCCAATCTGAAGCGTTTTGGTAGCCGCCAACGTAATGAACACATTTTTGGTGCCTGCTGAAAACGACACCGCGTTGTTGCTGTTTGAAGACGCTAAAACGGTTGTGCGGGCAAACACGTTGGCGCTGGAATACGTACCCAGACCCACTTCAAACTCAGCCGTTGTCTGGCCTTGAATGCAGTAATAGAACGTGTCTCCCGCACTCAAAACCGCAGAAAAAGTCCGATAGCCCGTAGGGGCCGCACCCGAAACCGTAATGCTGCCCGTGCCCGTCGTGGTGGACGTGTCCTTGACACGATCTGCGGTTATGAAGGCCATAGATCTATCCTATCAGGTGGCTTGGAACACGCCATTTGTAGCGTCAAGAGTAACTGTTACCGTATCGCCGGACGTCACGGTAACACTGGACCCGTAATCCCAATACGCTACCGGGGTGTTTGTTGTAGCATCCCAAAGTATCGCATATCGAAACGTAAATCCAGCACCCGTTCCGGTCCATGCGGTGGGGCTTGCCAGTACTAGTTTGTACGTGCCTGCTGTCTGGGCGGCGGACGTAATGCTGGCAGTATTGCCGCCTGCCGTGTAACCGCCTCCCGTCGCCAAATCCGTAGTGCCCGCCGTAAACGTCGTGTCGGCAGCATTAACGGTAGCCGCAAGGGCTATTTTCCACGTATCCGTTCCAGCGTTGATGCCCTCCAAAAGAGGCTCGATAGCTGCGGTGTATTTGACGTAAGATGCAGTTGGCATGTGCTACCTCACGACAAAAACTTGAGCTTGTACAGGGTTGATAGATACAACCCTACAATCTCATCAATGATGTTCTGCAACGCGCTGTCTTTTTCGTCTACCACCTCGTATCGACAATCTTCAATCTCTTTGAGCTGGTTTTCTAAAAACTCGACCACATTGGTGGTTTTTTTGGCCGTCTGAAGACTGATGCCGCCAATCAAGCCATGACGGCCTTGGTAAGCTTCCGCAAACTTGTCCGCCAGGTCAACAATGCCATCGTAAAACCCTTGCAACGCCATGTGTTTAGCAAAGCTGCGGGTATTGAGATGAACCGAATGGGCTACATCGCGGCCAAGGAACAGATACCCTACGAAATCGGAAGCTTTCTTCATTGCGGCATTCCTTGGGGTGGCATTTCCATTGGCATTCCTTCACCTGGCAGCTCTTGGCCGGGCATTTCGCCCGCCAGATCGCCGCTGGTGATCATACCGTGAACCGTGCCCATGACGATGTCTTGGATCTGCTCAGGAGACATGGACGCTTGAACGGCTGCAAGGCGCTTGGTCTCGGCGTCAAACGCCTTGATCGTCGCTTCAAAGTTCTTACGTTCCAGATCCTGCATTTCAACAGACTGATGGACGTTCTGAAGCATTTTATGCATCATTTCCATCTCTTGACCCATCGCCTGCATCTGCTGTTCAGCAGCCTGAAGCGCCGGGGATTTGTCGTCCGTTTCCAAAAGTTTGGGATCAATGGTCTTGGCAAACCGCGCAGACATTTCCTGCGCGCCAGGCCAATCCATGTTTTTGATAAACAGATCGCCCGCAACGGCCCAAAGATTGGGGTTAGCCTGAAGAAGCTGCGACATGGAGTCAAGAGCTTCCTGACGCTTGGTCATGTAGCTTGGCCCGGTCGTAACGCACACATCGTACCTGCCAACGCCGGGGTTGTAGATCTTCTCAATCACAATGCTGGGGTTTTCAGGGCTGACGATCTTCTTGACCGGCTCTTGCTGCATGGGGTCAATCTTAGCCATGCTCGTTTCGCCGTCCATACCAATGATACGGGCGATGCGCTGCGTGTCGTAGATCTTGGGGATCATGTCTACGATCTGGCGGGTCGTGTAGCGGATGGCGCGGGCTAGGTTGTCAACGTAGTGATATGTGCCCGTATCGCCTTGTTTTTCGCGAGCCAAAATGGCCCGGCCTGACCGCTCGTTGCTGGTCGCGCCGAGGCTACTGTCGTACTGACCAGTGGTCGATTTGATGTCGTCAGACGCGCCTGCTTTGGCCTGTATGAGTCCAACTTGCGCCATAGGCGGGGGCGACCGCTGCGGGAGCGGCAGAACAGCGCCAGCGCCGTCCGTAACGTCAGGATTGACCTCCAGATAGGGCCAGTTGTTGACATTTGCGGTCTTCCACTGCTGCTCATAACCTTCAAACTGGCCTCCGTAGCCGATAAACGGCGCTTTGGGGGCCAACGCCAGCATTTCGGTCTCGGCAGACACCCAATAGTTGTACATCCGCTGGGCGTCTTTGGCGTTTCGCACCAATCCAGACACGAAAAGCCGTCCATCGACCTCAAATTCGTTGCCAACGACGCGGATGACGGGAATCCACTGGCCTGCCCAGTCGTTTTCTTCCAGCATCTCGTAGCCGTTGGTCTTGCACCACTTGACGCGCTTGCGGTCTACCTGGCGGCTCTTGAGAGGGGTCAACCCAGACGCCTTGAACATGGCGTCTTCGCGGCTGCCCTCAAATGCAGTGCGGTTGTCAGGGTACAGATTGAGCTTGGCGGGCTCGTATTCAATGTAGAAATACTCCGCAATGCGGACTACGTCTTCATTTAGCCAGTTGGACAGATTTTCGTCGCCAACGCCTTGCTGTTGGATAGACGAGATGGGCATGGCGTTTGGGAAAAGCCGGGCGTATTCAGACTTTGTGAGATCCTCGGTGATAAAGCACCATTTGGCGTCAGATCCGCATGGATCTTGAATGGTGGGGTCCATGTAGACACTAAAAGAGTTGCGAATGCGCCCGATGCGGATGTCTTGATCGAATGTATCATCGCTGCAATATTCCGTGAGCAGTCGGATGTAGCCCTCACCATACGTTACCTGATTTTCGCAAGCAGTATCGTAAGCCACGTCTGCGTCCGAGATATACTCAATATGGCGAACGATGCCATCGTAGATTGCAGCAACTTCCACGTCTGCCTTGTCGTCAGCAGGAATGACCTTACCGCTTGGTCGATTCTGTCTCTGATCATTCGTCACCTGTCTGACGTGCTGGGGCAACTTGTTGATGGTCAAGCAAGGCCGGGCGTTGATCGTTTGCCCCTGCACAGAGCCACGAGTAGCCAACACGTCCGCAGGCCACTGCCACTGATTGTCAGGCGACCCGGCAAAGAAACGCAGGTCGTCCAACTCGTCTTCGCGACTCTCGGAATACGCGGCGATAGCCATCGTCAGACGACTACGCATTGTGTCCATGACGGTAGCGGGGTCTTTTTTACGAGACCCGCCACCGCTCGACACGCGGCCCGCTGCTGCTACCCCTGAGTAATCCATTTATTTCTTCTTTGCGGTTTTGGCTGACTCTTTGAACGCCTTGGCGGTTGGTGCGCCAGCCGCGCTGGGCTTCCGCATCTTTTCGCCAGAGCCTTCCTTGATGCGCTCGCGTTTTGCATTGATGTTGGCATATAACCCAGGTTTAGTAGCCATGTCAGCACTTCCACCGTTTGAGCGCCGCTTTGGCGCGATCACCATCTTTAGCATTGGCTGCTACTGCGCCCATTCGCGCGCAGAAAGAGGCTTTGCGGCCCTTGTCTGCTTCGGTCTTAGGGCTGGGAGCGGGCGCTTTGAGATTAGAGCCCGTCTCCCGATTGTACTTTTCACGCCCTTTAGCGGTCAGGCCAGCACCCTTGCTGACAGGCAGTTTTTCCCCGCGTCCGACTGATAGGGAGACAGACTTTGCCATGTTACTGACCGTGGATGATAGCGAAGTTGATGGTGATAGCTTCAGCCAGCGAACCTGCCGTAATGTTACGCACAGTGATGGTTGCAGAACCGGCGGCCAAACCACTGACCCACACGTTGTACGAACCAGAAGTGCCGCCGTAGACGTTCAAAACCAACACGTCTTTAAGGCTGATTATCGAATTGGTCAGCGTGAACGTCACGTTGGTTGTGGCCGCCAACGACGCGTTATTCAAGGTAATCTGACCGCAAGACTTGTCCAGCGTCACGCCAGTAGACTTGCTGGTAAGCTGCGTGACGGCGCCTTGGGCGTCGGTCGAATAGCCAAGCTGACCGCCAGCCAAGACAAAATCAGAACCGATAATGTTCTGGTCTTCAAAAGCAACGCCGATTGATTTGGTGCTGGTGGACATGGTTACGATCCCATCCAAGAGTTGGTGACGTTAGACGATGAGCTGTAGGCGTAGCGGGGTTTCTCAACGTAGGTGCGGGACGCCACAGGATACGCGAACGTCACCGCCAGCGCGTCTGCTGCGTCAGGTGAGGCTAATCCGCGTGCCCGCATTTCCTTTTTCCCTTCCAGGAAAATAGTACCCGACGAGTTCGGCTTCTTGGTTGGACCGGTCAGGTCCGCCTTCAGTTGCCGGTCCAGCGGGATGGACGCTGTCTTGAGCCAGTCCCGCATCGCGCCCCAGATCTCGGCGCGCTTGTTGCCCCACATAATGGAGTTTTTGGCCTTCCAGCCAAAGTTGACCCCTCTTACCTTGTACCGCTGTTCGTTCAGCCGGTCAAGGATGCCGTATCCCAGCCCGCCTTCGTCGATGACTGTCAGCGTTGGCTTGAACTCCTCGATGGCGTCGATCACCCGCCCCACGATCATCATGGTGTCCTCGCCAGAATACCGTTTGATGGCGACGATGTCGCGCCCTTGCCGCACCACGATGACGGTCGAGTCCGCCCCGCCGCGCGCCGGGTCAATACCCATGATGATGGGCGCGGTCATGTCCTTGTACCGGTCCCGCTTCATGGCGTCGTCTACCAGCAGCGGCCAGATGAACTGATCGTCGCCCACGGACGGAAACTCGCCATACACTTCAACCTTGGCTTCGCCGCTGTCCTCGCCATACTCCGCGATGATCTGGTCGTACACCTGCTTGTCGGTGTCCTCCACCGTCCGCGCGTCTACCGACGTAGTGTTCCAAAACGCCCGCTTGGCGTGGAACGTCTCGAAGAAATACCCTTGGTTGCGCCTAGGGTTGCTGAACGCGAACCAGTAGCGGTCCAGCACGTTCTCGGTGAAGAACCCCGCGCCCACCGCCCAGATCGGGTCCGGTATGCCGCTTGCCTCGTCGAAGATCAGCAG